AATTTATTGAGCTAAAAGATATAGAGGTTGCGACAGGGAAAGATGTTTACGGTGAAGAAGAAATTCACTTAGGTTTGGGTGAAGTTTGGTCTTCTGGTGTGACTTATATTTACTACAATCCTAACGATAATCAAACAGGAGATTTTGAGATGGAAAACAATCGTGGACGCAAAACTGACCTTTTCAAAAAAGAAAAAATGAATGAACTTTTCTTTTCAGCTAAAAATGTAGGGGAATTTATTGAACTTTGTAACAACCTTAACCCCTCCACCGCTAGAGTGTATTGGTATCGGTTGTGTAAGGAAAACAATCGTGTGGTAGAAGGTAAGCGTGGTAGGAAATCTACTAAGGTGAATTATGAAACCCTTTACAACAAATTGGTAGAAAATATTAAGAAAGAAATGGAAATCGCCAAGGAAGGGAAAAAGTCTACTACTGTTTTCAAGAAACTTCTTGGGGAAATTTAAGACAAAAAAGAAAGGGTTGCTATTTCTAGCAACCCTTTTCTATTCTAACCTAACTACTAATTACTGCCAAGTGTAACCGGGGAAGCCGGTCATGGTTATCTTGCCGTAGTAGTATTGTGCGCCAAACTTGTTAGCTTGGAGTCCATAACGAGTGGTGAAGAACATGCGAGGTACGTTATCTTCGGGACCGATACCTTTATCAACACGGAGGGGAACATAAGGACCGTAGAAGAAACCAGCGTCAGCCTCACCACCTTTATAAGCAAGCCATAGGGTAGGATTGCTGTTATCAGCGAAGAGGTCAAAGAGAACCTTCATACCGTTGAAAGTACCAGCGTTCGCGTTGGTAATACTGTTAGCAGCACCACGGCGGTTGCGTAGAGCCATGTTGAAGGCGATACGGTCAATAGCAGCAACTACGTTCTGGTACTTCTCCATCTCGTAACGACCGTCTAGGGAGGCATAGGCTAAGGTGTAGACGTTTTCGTTACCAGAGGTACAAATGTCGTTTACAGTACCAATGAATTCACGGTTCATTTCACGAACGATTTCATCAGAGGACATTTGAATTAGAAGTTGTTCAGCGTTTAGACCATGAGCATTGCGAAGGTCTTCTTCTAGTTCACGACTGAAACGCGCTTTGAGGGCGCGTTTTTTAGCAACCATTACGTCTGATTCAATGGTGAAACCCATTTCGTTGTGACTGGTGAAGGTTTCGTAGAGTGAACTAGAGATAGTGGTAGCGGGTGAAGTTAGTGAAGTGTTCCAAGGACCGCTGTAGTTACTGAAAATGAACTGATAACCAGCTTCGTTGGTGTACACGGAACTAACGGTAGCAGCATAGGAAGCCGCATCGTCAACTAGATCGCCAACTGCGAAGGAACCACTAGTAACTGATACTAGTACATTGTTACCTTCTTTGTAAGCGATAGTACCAACACCACCAAGGTCAGAACTGGAAATGTCGTCACCAACTGCGAAGGAACTACCGTCAGTTAGAGTTAGAACAGCAGAGGTAGCACCATACTTGAGGTCTTGGGCATCGGTGCCATTGTAAAGTGAACGGAGGTAGAAGATCAGTCCGTTACTTGACTTCATTGGTTGAGTACCAAAGAGTTCGGGACCGATTAGAGCAGGGGTAATCCGACGAACTAGAGGGATTAGAACGGGGTTTACAACTGCAACGTCACCAGCAACAGTTTTCTCGTTGAGAACGGTTTGCTCAAGGGACTCAAGCATCTTAGCGGTTAGGGTACGTTGTGCGTCTGATTGGAACTTAGGTGCATCACCGATTTTATCAGACCATTTACCTTTGAGATCGAGAACTGGTTCCCATTTCTCAAGTAGGGCTTCGTTTTGCCCAAATTGGATTTCTTTTTCAGCCATTGTTTGTTTCTCCTTTGTGATTTCTAATGTTTAATTAGAGGTTATTAATAATTGTTATAGGTATTTATCAACTGAGAAAGATTGTTCTTTTTTCTCGGTAACAAGTTCCTCTTTTTCTTCCCTTTTTTCCATAACGGGTTTGTCAGAAACCCGACTAACACAGAGTTTGATTTTACGCTCAAAGTCTGCCATGTCTTTGAAATCAAGACCTTCGGTAAGAGCAAGAACTTTTTCAACCTTAACTTTGCTAAGACCCTCGGTTAGTTTCTTGAACTTGAGAGACTTTTTGTACTCTTCAATTTGACCTTTGTAGTCAATGTTTTCCTTGACAAGTTTGTTAGTCTTTGCTTGCATTTCAGCAATCTTGGACTCCATAACTTCCATACGTTTTTCTTGGTCAACGTCAACGGTGAAATGGTTAGACTCAAGAATTTCAGCGAACTTCTCAACAAGTTCCTTAGCAGCCTTAACGGAATACTCGTTTTCGATAGCTACTTTGTTTTCAACGAAAAATTCCTTGACGGCATAATCAAGATAACCGTCAACAGACTCAACAAGTTCAGACTTGTATTCGTCGGCTTCTGCCCGTAGGGATTCTTCTAGGGCAACTTGTTTAGCTTCTAGTTCCTTGGTTTTTTCAGAAAGTTCTTGTTTAACTTTGTCTTGAACTTTCTCATTAATTAGCACATCAATTTGTGCTTTAATGTCATTTTGAAATTCCTCGGTGAATACCTCTTCACCAAGTTTTTCCTCAAGTAGTTTAAGAAATTCCATTTTTTTGCTCCTTTGTATAAGTATTTATCTTTTTGAATAATTAGTTATATCTATTTATTCTTTTTGGAAGGACGACCACGGCGTTTAGACTCTTTCATTGACTCTTCTTCATCTTCAAGTTCTTCCTTAACTTCGTCCTCTTCTTGCCATTCCGCACCATCAATATCTTCATCAGACCAAACACCTTCTAGTTCGTCAGCGATTTGATTCAGACCATCAACCCACTTTTCATTTTCTAGTTGGTCAGCGATTTCACGAAGTTTAGAAGCAAAGTCTTCGTACTCTGATTCTTCTCTTAGAAGAGATTCATTAGCCGCTTCACCAGCAAGACTAAACTCGTTTTCAAAATCTTTACGGGTAAAAGTTTTCTCGCCCTTTGGTCCCTTGACCTTAACAATTTTGTCATTAACAAAAGTTACTTGATACCCAACACCAGTTTCTTTGCCAATGGGATTTAGAAACTGTCCAACATAAGGAGCAACAGCAGACTCCTTGACAGTTTCTAAACTTTCTAGTAGAAATTTTTTAAACATTGATTGACTCCTTGTTATATATTTATTATTTGAGTTTGCTCATGTAATCAGCAAAAATAGCCTTGACAACTTTTTGAATGTCTTTTGCCTTAGCTTCTTTGATAATACTTTTATATTTATCAATTTCCTCTGATAAATCTTTTTTAACTAGAACGCCATTATCAAACACCCATTCTTGATTTTCCTTGATAGCTTCTGCAAATTGCGCGATTGAAGGTTCAAAAACGATATCTGCTAGAGAAATAATCTGACATTCCTTAACAACACGAACACCATTAGATTCAACCATATTACCTAAAGCCCTAGAAGAGAATCCTAATTTGACCCCTTCTGATAGCAGATTTTGAGCAATTTTTCCTTTAGGTGTATTTAATAGTTGAGCCTTAGTGATAAAAATGTTCTTGTCTTTTTCAACAGAAAGAAATTTATGACTAATGTTCTCCAAATTGATTTCTGTTGAATTTGTAGATGGGTGTTGTAATTCTCCCACACACCTTCCAGATAAAAGTTTGTCATTTTCAATGTGTTTATTGATAGCACTCTCAAGAACCGTCATAGGGTAGACTCTACGGTTCTGATTTGGGGTTTCGGCCATTAAAGTAGGACCAGAAAGATACCACCTTTTTTCTTTCGTTTCCTCTTCCGTTACAATGTCGCAAGAAGCATAATCGAAAACGGACTCTTTTAATAGTTCCATTTTTATATCCTTTGATTTTTTGTATCTTCTAATAATTTAATTTTTTCTTCTGTGTAAAAAATTTTTGGGTGTTTGTGTCCTTTTGACGAATTACATTTTCCACACAAAACAGACAAGTTATATTCTGCATCGTGACCACCTAAAAAGATTGGAACAATATGATCTATTGTGAGATTTTCTTCTGAATCACAATTAAAACATCTATAATCAAATTGTTCATATACTTCGTTCTCATTATATTTATCGTGGTAGTTTTGTTTTAATCTAGCTCTCCTTCTTCTATTAGAGAGTCTACCTGTCAATCTTCCTTTATCACTCTTTTTATATGATCTGCTTTTTTCTAACACCTTCGATCTGTTATTTAAAAAATATTTTTTATAAAAACTCTTTTGTTCTTCATTAGTACATTCCTTACATCTATGGTTGTATCCATGATAAGCGGTAACATTTTTATGAAAATTTTCAATAGACTTTTCTTGTTTACACAAACTACAGACAATTTTTTCAATATTTAATGGGTTTGCTCCTAAATTTCTTTTTCTATTAGAACTTAGATATTCAACACTAAACTTTTTACAACATTCAATACAAACTTTGTTTAAACCGTCAGAACTTGTGTTTGCCGTATAAAAATAACTTTTATGTTTTATTTCGTTACAAATATTACATTTCTTTTCTTCTGGTACTTTCTTTTCCTTTAACTTCATTCCATCATAATTGTTTTTTCTTATTTGTTTGTCACAGGATTTACAATAAGTACCAAGACCGTCCAAACTATTCTTGTTTTTATAAAAATCCTCTATAGGTTTATCAGTTGAACAATTCTTACAAAATTTATTGACCAGTTTTAATTTTGGTTTCAAATTTGTTTTTGTTAAGGAAATCTTACTTTTTTCTTTGGCGCAACTTTTACAGTAAACATTTAATCCGTCTTTTCTTCCAGAACTTTTTCCAAACTCTGTTTTAGATTTAATCTCCTTACAACTAGAACAAATCTTACTTGACATTTGTTACCTCCCCTGTTAAGATAAATAAACATGGGCGAGGAAAAGCATATTCCTCCCATGCCGAGAGTTTAGTTCCAGCTAAACTCTCTTACTCGCCCTTTGTTCTTATCCTTTATTTTGACTTACGTTTTTCTTGAATTGGTCAGCAATTTTTTGTTTCAAAATCACGTCGATAGTTTCCTTGGCTTTAACTGGTTCTTCGTTAATAATGTTCTTCACTAGAGTTTCAGTTTTCATAATATTCTCCTAATAGTTATAAGTATTTATCTTTTATGATTTGTTAATAAAATTTACTTTGGTTCTTCCTCTGGTTCCTCTGTTGGTTCTGGTTCAGTCTCTTGTGGCTCCTCTGGTGGTTCTGGTTCCATTGGAATTTCCCCATCAGCAGGAACGTCAAATGCTCCCATATCGTCTGTAGGAACACCACCGTCACCCTCACCAGCAACCACACCTAGTTTGTCCTCTAGGTCAATTTCACGCCGCATTTCCTTAATCTCTTCATCGGTCATGTTTAAAATTTCACGATATGCGTAAGCCTTGCTGAAATATTTATCTTTTCCAATATAACTATCGACAGTACCAAGAATTTCAATCTTAGATCGAAGTCTTTCTTGAGCAGCAATTTCCTCAAAATATTGGTCTTTGGCCCAATCAAATTTTATCTTATTGGAAATTTGGTCAAACTCATCAAGATCAACAACACCTTTCAAGTACAAATGTTTTTTGAGAATGGGAAGAAACAGACCACGACCAAATTTATCTCTCAAGTGGTTTGTAAATTTCGCAAATCGTAGTTCTTCACGACTAATCTCTTTAGCGTTGTCACTATAACTAATGTTACTACCACCAGCATCAAACCTGTTATAAGGAACTTTCAAGGAACGTAACATGTTCCTTTTATAGTATTCCATATTCTCAACCATATCTCTTAGTTGAGTGCCACCTTGAATCGGATCAATATCAACACCACGACCATCATCTGAAGCTGCTGACCAGAAATCTTCCGTGATTGTCATTACATCTTTTCTTTGTAAAACGCTACCTGTTGATCTGTCATAAACAACACGGTTTTTAAACGCATCCATAGCTTTCTTAACTTGAGCTTCAGCTTTAGCTTGATTTAATTTACCAGTTTTAACTTTAAAGTGTCTACGTTCCACGGCTCTGGTCATCGTGTAAATAACAGAACCATCTTCTAATAATTTTAATTGGTTATAGGGAACAATAGCTTTATGTAAATGACTAATGTAGTATTTTTCGGAAACATCTTTTAACCCCGAAGGTGTGAAGTTAATATGATCTTCTGGAATAATAAAACCATCATAAGCAAAATTATAATTTCTAACAAATAGTTGTGTCATTCTTATCTACTTTATAAATGTAGTATTGTTTACCTTCCTTGGTTTTTACTCTCTCTAAGTTAAAAGGACTTAATGTTTCTATTCCAACAATTCCATCATTTTTATCGTTGACATTATAAATGTTTTGGGTGTACAATCGACCATCAACATACCATTGACGGAAATACTCGTCACCCTTAAATTCAAAATCCATTAGATTCAATAGATATTGAAATTCTTCAATAATTCTATCCTTGATAGAATCGGATAGTTCGGTATTATCAAGAACAATATCAACAATACTATCTTCCGACTTCACAATAGCTTCGTTAACTATTTCATCGACAGCATCATTAATATCAGGAACTAACGCCAATTCACGATATTTTCTAATAAGGGATTTGATATCATCAACATAATCTAGTCCCATACCAAACGCCATCGAACCAATGGCGTTTGATAGATCGTAAACTTGTTTATTCTCAGGTTCTTTTTCAAAAACTGATAGGTTAACTTGACCCTGTTTGGGGTCAATGGGTTTGTTTAAATCTTCTTCACGTTCAGTATTGAACAATCGTCTGATATAATCGTATGCGCCACCAAACATTATTGTTTTCCTTTATTTAGGATAAAAATTTTGTCCAGATACTTAATAATCTGTGTTTCTTGTTCTGGTCCGTAAGAAGGAATCATTGTATTTATAACCTTATTTATCTCATGTTCACGGAACACTTTAATATTGGTCAAGACACTACTCATGTTGTAACTTTTCATCGCCCCACTTAAATATCGTCTAGGAATATTTTCGTTGCTGATTTTCTTTGACGCTTCAAAGGTGTTGTTTTTGAGAATGTCTAGAAATAACAATCTGTAATCAGGCGGGATAAAATGTAGATTCAATCCAAATATGTTATATTCACCACCCCTATTTCTTATACTCAAAACTAGAACGAGGGGAAACCTATCGTAGAAAGATTCTAATGAATTATAGGCAAAGAAAAGTATATCTCCCACTTTCAATTTTGGTGTGGGGGAAGATATACCTTCAAACAGAAATTTCAATTCATTAGGAAACATTCATTAACCTTCTTTAACATATTGGATATTAGAACCAAAGGAGTCAATTTCATAGTGGATAT